GGGAACCCGGGGAAAAGATCTAATGTGCGTCGCGTTCGTGAATGAATTTTCTGATGACGTCAAGCAGCTAGCGCTTGACTGCGTTTATGACAAAAATCTATACGATAAACACAGCGATCACATGCTGGTGTATGCTGCATTCGTAGATAACGAGGTACAAAATTATCTACATGTTCTGGCAAAATGTGAATGGGATACAACATGGGCGTCGCTTGTATGGGATCACAAATGATGCATGATGAAACATTTGAGGGATATCCAAGACCCGATCTCATCCAGTACGTGATGGATTCATCCGTTGTCATTCCTGAGGAAAAGATGCAACACCATGACGACATGGTCCAGTGGCTGACTGAGAAATTTGAAGAGCCGCGTGCAGGTGATATTTTATGGGAAGCAATGGAAGGCCACCTGGACTATTTTGAAGGTGCTTGGTGCTTTCTACACGGTTATCAGCCTAGCTCACTGGTTTGGTTTGCCAGGAAGCAGGATCGCACGCTTTTTTCATTGACATGGTTATAAGGTAGACAAATACCATGGGAAGATTTATAGAAATAACCGCATTGAAAGATCACCAAGCATCCGAATGGGCGATTCCTAGGAATTTGTTGGTATTTGACCAACGAGAGCCGCGTTGGCCAAATGATTTGTTTCCCTATGAGCATACAATAAACGATTTTTTCTTACAAGATGGGAAGATCAAGGTAGCAATCCGTAGATTTTGCGAAAGAAGCTGTCAGGGAGACGTGGCGGTGGAAAATATCTATACCAATAACGGATATAGATCATCATGGAGATTTTGGTTTGAGCTTGACACTGACCAAAAAATGTTTTATGATGCATGGCAAAATCTCATACTGGAATCAATCTAATGACGCAGCGCATAGGATTTGCATGCAAATACATGCTTAACTCTGATGTCAAGAAATCCAAAGCCATCCTAGAATCTGAACGTGCGGTTAACACCGGCAGCACAACAGTTGCATGGCTCAATCGCCAGCCAAGGGCAGCGGCCGAATTGAAGCTCTGGCAGGTCGCAAAGCACAATCTAACCAGTGTGCAAGGTGTTTTGAAGCTGGTAGCAGGCATGGATCCATGCCTGCGCATGATGCGCTTGTCTAGCGATCTGTTACCAATGTATACCGAAGCAAACTGGGGTTATTTTTGGCAACAGCCGGATGTTAAAAGATTTTGCGAAAGAGAATTTGCTATAATTGGCGATTTTGCCCGCGCACATGACATTAAATTGAGCTTCCATCCCGGACAATTCTGTGTTTTGGCCAGCTCTGATGCCCAAATAGTTGAACGTAGCATTGCCGAATTTGAATATCATGTGGACATGGCGCGCATGATGGGCTATGGTGCCACATGGCATGATCATGGTTTCAAGATCAATGTCCACATTTCGGGCCGAGAAGGTCCGTTTGGTGTTCTTGGTGCACTCCACGTAATGACGCCCGAAGCACGCAATCTTATTACAATTGAAAATGACGAAAATAGCTGGGGAATTGACGCAAGTCTTGAGCTGGAAAAGCATGTTGCGTTGGTTCTTGACATACATCATCACCTGCTGCACAGCAGCGGCGAGTATATCAAACCATCAGACGATCGCTGCAAGCGTATCTTTGATAGCTGGCGCGGGGTAAGACCAACCATACATTATAGTCTCAGCCAGGAAGAGCTCATCGGGCAGCAATCACAAGCTGGATTGCCCAACTGGGACCAGGTGTTAGCCAAGCATAGCAAGGCCAAGCTGCGTGCTCACAGCAATGATGCGTGGAATGAGCATTTTAACCAATGGGCACTTGAATTCTGGCCCTATGCTGACATCATGGTCGAAGCTAAATTCAAGAATCTCGCTAGCCATAGGTTGCTCATGCAAGCTGTTGCCTAGTCGCTAAATAAGGCTACATTATTTGGAGACTGCAATGAATCTTGGCCAGCTTAGTAATCCAGTTATAGCCTTAATTACGCCGCGTATGCCTATTGATATGGATGCGGTATCGAGCCTCAGTCCGGAGATTGCACGCCATCTCAATGCGTTGTGTAATCTCTGCGATCACATACCAAATAGCGATAATCTTAAGGGTCAAATAGAAGACCTAAAATCACTTTTTGCTACCTATGTGCCCATGCAGGACAATATGTTGGAAAAGGATGCAGTAGCAGAAGGCGTTGTGTATCGGGTTGATGACGAGGACCCAATGAATAAAAGCGAAATCAAAATACTTGGTGGTGCAGGCCGTTATTCCATGGCAGGTCTTCGTAACAAAGCGGCGCGTGAAGCGGCACAGCTAGCAGACGATCTATCCGGCAAATATGTTGATTACAAGGGTGCAGCCCATGCGGTAAAACAGGTCGCCAACACCATAAACACCATGGTAGCAGCACTTGAAGAGCTATCAGAATATGAATCAGAACCATATCTTGAAGAACAAATGGTCAGGCACGACGCCCTTAAATCCGTTGGTATGTTGCGCAACGAACTGGTAAAATACGGTCGTACCGGTAAACCGTTGACGGATGAAGCTGTTAATAAAATAATGCAGGATGTGCTGAATAAAACCGAGCACACTGATATTAACAGCCTGTTACAAACATGGAAAAGCAGTAAAGCAGGCCTAACCCCGTTGCAATGGGCCCGTCAATCACCTGATATACATGATAAAACCATACATAATACCCAAGTCAATGCACCAATAGATGAGAGCGTTCGCGATCTCTGCGTGATTGAAATGTACGAAACCATGAAAGTTGGCCTTGGAGACCGTGCCTGGGTGGCAATTTCGAAACGTCTCAAGGCCGAAGGACATGATCCTGGGTTGATCGAGGCAGTTATAAATCGTGCAATTGTGCTGTGCTCAGGTGCCTAATTGCGTGTTTTTCTATGTAGCGTTTTTATATCCTGCTGAACCATAAATAACAACAGCTACATAAGGGATAAGGCGTACCAATGCGTGCTAGAGAACTTTTTGAAAAAACCCTAAAAGGTGCTGATCTTCCATTTGGTTCCAGAGAAGCCTTGCCTCCGTCAATGGTTGTACCTGATCTGGAGCCAAACTACGAATACTATCGCCTGCTCACGGCACTGGCTGGTATGCCAGATGACGATGCCATACCTTTAAACAGCGTGTTAAAAGATAAGCCACTTATCATTCCATATACCAAAATAGAACATGATCATGTTATGAAGATATTGTCCAAAATGGACAAAAATCCACAGCCACTTACAAAAGCCCCGAGCATTGAAACTGATGATGTTCACAAAATCAGTCCCGTAAGAACATTCAAGGACTACAAATAATGCGTATTAAAGAACTTTTAGAAGGTTATAAAACTCCGCCGCTGCGCCTTGATGTTAAGGATACATTACCGCCAACGGTTACCATACCTGAGCTACCTAACAGCAATGGCTATGATCAATACAGATATCTATTGAACATGGCTGCGGCTGAAGCAGTGGCCCGCGGAGAGGTAAAAGTTGATCAAGAAAGTTCATTTAACCAATCCATTACAGTGGTGTGTTACGCACCACAAGAAATGGAAATCGTTAAGAAAACAGACGAGCTAATGGGTGTCAAACACCAGGTCATGGTTGCAACCGCAAGCCGCGAGCCTAGATGGGTAAATTCGCAAAGCACCGTTAGGGCATTTAAGGATCTGGACCGCTAGCAACCAAAATTGTGCTTGATTTTGCGTTCATGTTGTGCTAAAAGTACAAATGTACTATTCTAAGGAGCGCAATCATGGGTGGTAATGTCTTTGAGGGCAGGACTGCTTGCATCAAACGAGAGAATATAACCCCAACTATTGACTCTTATTTTTCAGAGCTTGCACGTATTTTCCCAAATAAGTCAACAATCTTCAATGTTAACCATTTCCAACCCGTAGGGTCGGTTGGTAAAAAAGCTGAGTCAGGCGATATCGATCTTGCGATAGATACGACTTCCATCCTTGATGCGGACATGAGTGCGTCTTCCATCATCCAATGGGGTATGAATCCAACAGATGTTGATGCTGAGTATGTTATTTTAGAAAAACGTGCAAGAACCTCAACGCCATCGCAACTTCGTATGAAAGCGTTCCTAAAGATCCTTTCAGCTTATGTAAACGAACATTCAAATACGATCCTTTTCAACCATAAGAAAACAACAGACGGCAATTTATTCAGCTGTCATCCACAGATTGATCAATATGGCAATCTTCTTGGCGTTGATGTACAGATTGATTGGATGATTGGAGACCTCAAATGGCTGAAATTCTCCTATTATTCCGCTCCAATGCCGACCGGGTCCAACGTAAAAGGCCTGCATCGTACACAGCTGATGCTGGCTGCATTCAAGGTAGCCAATCTTTCATTCAACCATGTGAATGGTATAAAGGACAAGGAAACGGGTATGGTATTGGCCACCGATCCTAAGCTAGCCTTGCAAATCCTTAGCTCCCGTTTGGGAATAAATCTCACAGAGTCGGATGCTGAAAATTACTACATCCTGCATGAGGTACTGCATAAAGGGTTAAGCCATGATCACTACTGCACGCTAATCGATATCTATTTTAAGATATTGGACTCAACACGGGCAGACATACCAGACGATCTGCAGGCTTATTGGCTAGCCAAAAGGCATGCGCTGGATCTAACCGGTAAGTTTCTACCCGATAACTCTAAATTAAAGGATTATGCCTAATGTCTGGGGTTGCAGGTGCTACTAGAATTAAATCTAGAATCGATTTTTGCCAATTTATTGATAGTTATAGCAAACTGATTGAACAATTCCCGGGGTTTGTTAGCCTTCGCGCATCAGGAAGCTTCAATTCAGATAGCTCAAAGCAGGATTTTGGTGATATTGACCTGATCGTGCATATCGACTCTACAAAACCAAAGCCCGCTTTAAAGAAAGACATGCAAAAGTTCTTTGAGGCCCAATCTGATAGTGTTATCGTACCGTTTACGTCCCAGAAATATAACGGTAAACGCAGCTATAACAGCGGTGAAATTGTTACCGTGCGGTATTTTGACCCAAATCTGGGTTACAGCGTGCAAATTGACAATATCATTGCGTTAGATGCAAATGAAGCTGATTTTAAACAACATTTTTTAGATTTTACAGCAACAAAACAAGGGCTAATCTTAGGATTGGTTAAAATCTCCACTGTTGAAACAGAGCCAAAAGAACTTTTTGCTAGACTTGGAATTGATATCGCAGTATTAGATCCTGGGGGACTTATACATGTTGAAGCCCCATTTGGAAGTGACTATGATCAAGAATATGAGTTCAATCTCAGTAGCAGTGAATTGCAATTGAGAAAAGTAACATATGTACATAGTTCATATGCACAGGCATATAGAACAGTGATCTGGAAATCACAACGCATACAAGATTTGGCTTCATTGCTGTATCAGTATGATTTGAATGCTGATTTTGATTCACTTTTGTTGCAATCAAAAACCACAGTTCATAATTCTCGAAGTTTTAAGCGCATCCCTGGTGTGTTCACCAGCATGATTAGCGTTAAATCTGGCGAGGTTGGTACCAAAAAAGGTGATGAAAAGACACTGGCCATTAAAAAAGTGCAGTCAACTTTTGCGGAGATTGCGTAAATGCAAGGAAAAACCGTTGTCATTTATCCAGGAAGATTCCAGCCCTTCCATCGAGGACATGCTGCAATGTATTCGCTACTGGGCATGTGTTTTCCCTACGCCGATCGTTGGATTGCCACCAGCGGAAAAGTTGGTCCGGATAGTCCTTTTAATTTTGAGGAGCGTAAATCGCTTGCACAGTTGGCTGGAATACCCGGCGATCGCATTGCAGAAGTGAAAAATCCATATATCGCCAGCGAGATATTGGCAAACTACGATGCAACAACGGACCATGTTGTCTTTGTTGTAAGTGAAAAGGACGCCAATAGGTTAAAATTTGGTGTCAAAAAAGATGGATCTCCGACATATCTGCAAGAATGGCAACAAAACGTAGAAATGAAGCCGTTTGATACCAAAAATGGTCATGCATATGTGACCATAATGCCGGTTGTGCCCTTTGAAGTTGCAGGTGATACAGTATCAAGTGCAAGTGAAATACGTACCATGCTGGCAGATGAATCAAAAAAACAGCAGGTGATTGAGAATTTATATGGCGATAATGCTGGCCGGGCTGCGAGCATTATCGCCATGCACTTTTAGTTCAAGCCTGCCGAACAAAATAGTGGATTCGATTGCTTGTTTTTCCGAAATAATCCTCGCAGCACTTGAGTACAACATCGTTATCAAATGTTTTGCATGAAAATACATCTAGATAGAATGCCGTGCCGCCGTTGCCGTCATCTTCCACATAATGGCAGCAAATGTTTGACGTTTCGATGAGCTGTACCAATGTTATACCTGCCTTGTTACCGCTGCCAAAGCTAACAACCTGGGGCTCGCCAAATGCCACCATATCGATGCGTTTGACAAGGTCCTTGGCAAATTCTGTAACGTTTGCAATGCTGCTAATGGCTTCTAGTTTTGGTCCTGCAGCATCAACTGCCAAATGGTATCCCCAATAATTGCTCATATCATGTATTCTCCTTTGATGTACAATTGGTGTAGGCGGTATTTATAAGGTGTATTTGTGAAATATGCAATGTATGATAAATATCGCACATGTAAAAGGTTACCGGCAATGAAACTATTTGATTTTCTCAATAATAATCCAATCCGTGAGAATGACATCCAAGTCAAACCGGATCACCCACCTTACCCCGGCCAAAGTTCCGGCCGGTTGAAAAAGTTTGTCAAGCGTCATTACGGCGGAAAAATGTCCTGTGCAAAAGCAATACGGGCAATAAATGACCCTGATGCAAATAATTTCTACAAAAAGCGCGCCGTTTGGTACAAAAATTTGCATTGCAATGGACGCAAGCAAATCCGGGAAGACGACAACACCGCAGCACTGACTATTTTTGACATTGACGATACCTTAATGCGAACATCTGCGTCCGTGTTTGTAAAAAAACCAGATGGTACAAAACAGAAGCTTAGCTCAGCTGAATTTAACCAATACAAGTTAGAACCAGGTGAAGAGTTTGATTTTGGACAGTTTAGGGATGCAAAACTTTTTAGAAATACCAGCAAACCAATTGAAAATCTCTGGCGTACGGCCCAAACGATCCTATCCAACATAGGCCTGCGGCCAAATTCTCGTGTTGTCATTGTAACTGCACGGGGTGATATGGATGATAAGGATGAATTTCTGCGTGCATTTGAAGACCATGGATTGGACATGAGCAAGATACATGTTTTTAGGGCAGGTAATCTCAATGCCGGAAGCTCTGCAGAAAATAAAAAAATCATAATACGTCATTTGCTCAAAGATGGCCAGTTCACTGAAACTAGATTGTTTGACGATCATCAGGACAATTTGCGTGCTTTTCTGAGCCTTAAGGAAGAATTTCCCGATATAACATTTGAAGCCTATCCTGTTGGTGCATCTGGTACGATCGGCACTCCAATTATTGTTTAATTGCGGCGTTGGATGTTATTTTTAATCCATATGTTTGGAGATAAGCATGCCATTGCTGATTGCACACCGAGGACTGGTTGACGGTCCTGATATCAACAAAGAAAACACCGTTTCAGCCATATCGTCAGCCAGACAGGAAGGTTACGATGTTGAAATTGACGTTTGGTACCACAATGGATCTTGGTGGTTAGGACACGACGGACCGACCACGCCTGTAGAATTTGAATGGTTGATGGGCATGGACAGGGATGATGGTATTGATACACACCATGTGTGGATACATGCCAAAAGCATAAAAACCTTGTATCAATTACAAGCGCAAGAATGGCCAGGACATGTATTTTTCCACGAAAATGATCCGGTTGTATTAACAAGTTCTCGGTATATGTGGACCTTTCCTGGCCAAGAACTTACGCCCTTGAGCATTTGCGTAATGCCGGAAAATACAGATGTGATAAATCATTGTCGAGAACTGGATGTGTACGGATTCTGTTCGGATTGGATACACAAAATAGACAAGGATTTGCACCGATAGGCATCCGGTAAATATTTGATATCAACTGGGGCAATAGATGCAAACCATATTAGTAGCAGGTGTTCTTAATCAACCGTTTGGCAGTTGGCCTTCGGCAAGCCAGAGTGACGACGGAGTTATATGGACGCAGATGTCCGCTCCATTTGCAGTGAACGATTTTTGTACAGCGTTGGCAACAGATGGGACCACCACAGCGGTTTCAAACCAGAGAGGATATCTATCAGCAACCACGGATATGTTTAACTGGACACAGGGTGAGATAAATGATGGTTTTGGAACCACTGACCTAGCACAGGCCGTGGATGCAAATTCAAATCCGCACTGGCTGGCGGTAGGTAGTTACAACTACATAAACGGATACGGCCCATATCCTGCACAAACAACGGTAGCACAGATATACAGGTCCGGCTCTGCCACCTCCCTATGGGAGATGGTTTGGACACATCCAAACAATAACAGCGAATTTTACCAAGTTGCATATTTTCAATCAGCACCAATAATTGACGCTGAGATTGATAATGTATGGGTAACAGTTGGCAATGATGGTCTTGGTCAAGGCAATGCATATTATAGCCTTGATTATGGATTATCCTGGACACCGGTGTTGGTTCCATCCGGCGTAGGTATAATATACAGCGTCAACACCTATACTTTAGACAACACAACAGTTTGGATATGGGGATGTTCTGGTAAAATATTCGTATCGTCGACGCTTCAATCGTCAAACTGGTCTGAAGTGTTGGTAAACGGTAATGATAACATTATTGGCATCACTGTTGATGCAAATAATGTCATGGTTTTAAACGGTGTGAATAATCTTTACATTACATTTGATGGAATAGAATATTCAACATTTAACCAACCTGGTTATGTTTTTAACAATGTTGCGGTTTTTCAATACGATTCAAATTATAGATGGTTGGCGTTTGCTCGCAGTAACCTTACCCAATACACTATGTGGTACACGGACGATTTAAAAACCTGGATCCCAATAAACAACGGCATAGAAGTGCAGGGTTCTGCCATAAACGCTTGATTGACACTGCCAGGATGTAAAACGCATGCTTGTTCTATATAACAAGAGGAGAACATAGCATGTCAATAGGTTCACTATCAAGCGGAGACAAGGCCCGGCTACAGAGTCTGATTAATGAAGGTGTTCAGGCAATGGTAGACATTGCAGCAATGAAGGATGGTCTTAAGGAGACTATAGAAAACATTGCAGAGGAACTGGACATTAAAAAATCGGTGCTCAATAAGGCAATAACCATTGCGTTTAAGAACAGCCAAAACAAGGACAAGCTTACCGAAAGCCGCGAAGAGCTTGACGAAGTTGAACAGGTTCTCATGGCAGCCGGTAGGGCCTAATACTACATGGCCAAATGGATCTTTATAACAGGCGGATGTGGTTACATTGGTAGCCACGTTGCTGCGCAAATCAAGGACCAAACCGACTATTCGGTAATGCTGATTGATCGCCGAGCCAAGCAACTGACACATACCACCCGATTTTGCGATATGGTAGCAGACGAAGATTTTGCAAGTCCGGTTGTGCGAGATGCAATACGAGACTATTGCCCAGAAGCTATAGTGCACCTTGCGGCTGACAGTACAATCGGACCAAGCATGATCAATCCAGCAAACACTTGGAACAATAACGTGGCAAAGACCCTGTCTTTGCTGGAATGCTGTGCCAACAGCAATGTGCGCAATTTTATATTTGCTAGCTCAAGCAGCGTTTATGCAGATCAAGAATTTGCCGTGGACGAAACCAGTCCGTTAGCTCCGTATAGTCCCTATGCGTCAACTAAAATGGTTGGCGAAATGATGCTAAAGGACTGGTACGGTGCCCATGGCTTGCGCAGCGTTAGTTTTAGGTTTTTTAACGTGGCTGGATCGCATAACAGATACGATTTAGGCGAACTTAATGGTAGCTCTCATCTGTTGGCCAAGATAATGGAATCGGCCGTGCATGGCACGGATTTCACGGTGTTTGGCAAGGATTGGGCAACCGCTGATAAAACCGCAATACGCGATTACACGCATGTTCTGGACATTGCAGACGCAATCGTCAAGGCGATAACCTGGTTGCCAACCAATCCCGGTGCACATGTGATGAATCTAGGTGGCGGCCAGGGTTACAGCGTGCAACAGGTGATTGATACGACGGAAATGCTGATTGGCAAAGACCTACCATATCGGTACGGTCCTCGCAGGGATGGCGACTCTGCAATGAGATTCTCAAATAATGCCAAAGCACTTGGATTGCTTAATTGGAAGCCCATGCACTCTTTAAATGAAATGATATTAGATAGCTATAAGTGGTATAGCAGCCAAATGTATCAGTCTCTTACACAAGCAAATATAAGATACAGCTAATATCTTGCTATCAACCGATAGCAAAGCTAACATGATATATTGCCAGGAGACACAAGAATGTATATCGATGCCTTTTTAGAACGAGAAAAAAATCAAATCCTGGTTGTTGAAAGAAACAAAGCTGGTAAGCGTATATTCAACGTCCATAATACCAAGTATTCTGTTTATTGGCCGGGACCACGTGGAAAGATACCAAACATACATGGAAATCTCTGCGAAAAATTCCAAACAAGCAAGCTAAAGGAATTTACTCGAGAGATCAACATGCTGCCTAAAAACAGCTTGCATGAGAGTGATATCAATCCTATTTTCCGTTGTTTGTATGATAATTATAAGAATGCCCCGTCACCTGAGCTACACGTTGGGTTCTTCGATATTGAGGTGGACTTTGACCCTTTGCGGGGTTTCTCAAGTCCAGACGATGCGTTTTCACCAATCACCGCCATTTCAGTATATTTGGCATGGATGCAACGCAATTTCACTATGGTTATCAAACCAAAAGGAATGTCGCAGGAAACAGCTGAAGAGATCGTTGCAAAATTTGAAGACACCGTGCTTTGCGAAAGCGAAAAAGAATTACTGGAAATATTCCTTGATCTGATAGATGATGTGGATATTTTAAGCGGATGGAATTCAGAAGGCTTTGATATACCCTACATCCACAACAGAATCGTGCAGGTATTGGGTAAGGAAGAAACCCGTAGATTGTGTTTATGGGGCAAGTTTCCCAAGCGTAGGGAATATGAGGCGTATGGAAGAGAAACCATAACCTACGATTTGGTAGGACGCATACACATGGATTACCTACAGCTTTATCGCAAGCACACATACCATGAAATGCATAGTTATCGCTTGGATTTCGTTGGCGAATACGAAGTTGGAGACAAGAAAACACACTATGAAGGTAGCCTAGATTCGTTATATAACAATGATTTTGAAAGATTTATCGAATATAACAGGCAGGACGTACTGCTGTTGGTTAAGATCGACGCAAAAAATAAGTTCATCGATCTTAGCAATAATCTTGCACATGAAAATTGTGTTCTGTTGGCCACCACAATGGGTGCAGTTGGTCTCATAGATCAGGCCATCGTAAATGAAGCATGGGATCTTGGTTTCATCGTACCAAATCGTAAAAGGGATGATTTCCGCAACGACTCCGGATCAAGTGATGACGATGATGAAGAGATAAACATAAACGGTGTGGTGGGTGCGTATGTTGCGGATCCAAACCCTGGTATGCATGATTGGATTGGCGGTGTCGACATCAACAGCCTGTATCCTTCGGCAATCCGTGCCCTTAACATGAGTCCTGAAACGATTATTGGACACATACGGCCGGAAAGCACTGACAAGCTTATTACCAAGCGCATGCGCGATGAAAAGAAAAGCTTTGCAGACGCATGGAACGGCATGTTTGGCACGCTTGAGTACAACCAGGTCATGAACCAGGATCTAACGCCGGTTACGGTTGATTTTGAGGATGGATCGACCTCAACCGTATCCGCAAGTGAGCTTTACGATTACGTGTTCAACAGCAGTAAAAAGCTAACGCTGTCGGCAAACGGAACCATCTTCACCCTGGAAAAATCTGGTATCATTCCGGGACTGCTTGCACGCTGGTATGCCGAGCGCAAAGAACTACAGGCCAAAGCCAAAACTGTTAATAGCCTCATTGATGGTATAGAAATTCCACCAGAATTATTAGACAAGGTTCAAAAATTATTAAGCCAAACTAAATAATCTCTATACGGAGGTATTAATAATGAATATACATGAAATAGAATTGGTATTATATAACAATAAAAATATACGGTCGCAATTACATTTACAGAGATATTTTAAATTAATAAAATACTATCAAAATAATGCTTGTATAAAAGTAAAAGGGTCAAATGGTGCATATGAGAGACATCATATTTTACCAAGGAAATTATATCCTGAATATAAAAATTCCAAATGGAATATAATAGTGTTACCGACAAAAGCACATTATTTGGCTCATTATTTTTTATATAAGGCGCTAAGTGACAAATCTTGTGTATATGCTTTTAATCAAATGCGTAGAATATCCAAAAAGAATGGTAAAACTAATTGCAGATTGTATGAATCTGTTAGAAAAGAGTTTGCAAAACTAATTAGTGAAAATAATACGGGCAAAGAAGTAAGTGAATCGGCAAGACTCGTATTAAGTAACCGTCATAAAAATACAAACACTTATAGAAATAAAACAACAGGTGAATTAAACAGGCTTACAGTAGGACAACAGCCAGATGGATGGGAACCATTTCAAACGGGTAGAATACGAACTACAGATTCAAAGAATAAAATACGGCAAGCAATGTCAGGTAGAATGTGGCAATTTAATAAAGAAACAAAAGAAGTAAGACTGGAAAAAGAGTTATTACCGGGTTTTACTTTGGGATATCCAGACTGGTATGATAATGGCTCTGAGCTAATAAAAGGATATGTTTGGATACACAATCCAGAAACAAAGGTTCATTATAGAATACCAAAAAATGACCAGATACCAGATGGATTTGTGATAGGAAGAAGTTACAACAATGTAGGATTTGCTAAAATTAATCAGTCAAACTTGTTGCGGTTGATCGATTTATCAACAAAATGTTTTGTTATAATTGATAAAAAAGATTTTGACCCAAAATTACATCTGAAAACAGGTCAAAGTCTAGAAAAAACATTTGTTTATGATTATAAAAATACTGTATATTTATCATATTGTGACTTAATAAACGCTTGTCCCGAAATTCCACAGGTTGGCAAACGTAACGACAGTCTAAATCATCTGACAGTTCCAAAACCGCATTACAATATGAAAGAGGCACGAAAAGAATTTTGCGCAATAAATGTAGGAAAAACTATGAATCAAATTGGACTAAAAGTTATAAAAATAGCAGACTATGTATATGATAGGAGGACCATTTATGTTAGATGCAACAGTGATTAATCAGGCTATACAGTCTGGTGATGCTGAAACACTTGCTACACTGATTAAGGAACAAAATTTAGAAATAAAAGATGGCAAAGTTGTTGCTGGCCCCAAGATAGTAAAACAATCTTTTGATTTTTGGGATCAACGCCAATTGATTAAGAAAATTCTACTAAATTCGTAAATATTGCGACGTGAACAGGTAACTGTTTAATGAAAACCGCTCTAATTGCTGGAAACTCCTTGATAAGGACAATCAGCAGCCAAGCATCGAAAGATGAAGGTTCAACGACTAGGTTGAAAGACCGTAGATCCAAGTGGATCGAAACGGGCGGCATCCAATTTAGTTGGATGGTGATATAGTCTCCTCTGCATGGTAACATGCAGCAGCACGTAATGGTGCGGAATATGGCTTAACGAGCATATTTGAAGATTTGGTATATGGTGCACTAGGCAACCCTGGGTCAAGGTTCTTCGATGCAAGAGTAGCACAAAGCACTACACTAAGCGGACGCTGCATCGTGAAGCATATGTGTAGTAAGATAAACGAAATTATCACAGGTGATTATGATTATAAAGGAATAGCATCAATTTACTCTGATACTGACTCGAATTATTTCTCTGCTTATCCTGTCATGAAAGATCTTCCAGAATTCAAGGACTTTGAGTGGACCAAGGAAAACGTAACCGATCTATATGATAAGATTGGCGACATGACCAACGCAAGCTTTCCTGAGTTCATGAAGAAAGCATTTAACTGTCCGGAAAAAAACGGAGCCATAATCAGGGCAGCACGCGAGCTTTGTGCAATCAAAGGATTGTTTATCAAAAAGAAAAGATATGCCGTGCTTATCTATGATAAGGAAGGCAAGCGCAAGGATACAAACGGTAAAAAAGGCGAAATCAAAGCAATGGGGCTTGACCTCAAACGCAGTGATACACCAAAGATCGTACAGGAATTCCTCAGTGATATCCTGGTTGATGTGCTCACCGGGGCAAACGAAGCTGACATCCAAACAAAGGTGTTGGAATTCAGAAAGGAATTCCGCAGCTGGCCAGGGTGGTTGAAAGGTTCTCCAAAACGAGCAAACAAGATAACCTATTATGAAGGCATCTTGAATTCTCAAACAACAATGGATTGGAAAACTCCTTCCAGTGCTAAAAAAACAATACCTGGCCATGTTCTGGCCAGCATAAACTGGAATAGATTGAAAAAGATATACAATGATCACTATAGCATGCCTATCCAAGACGGATTCAAGGTTATCGTATGCAAACTACGCCCTAATCCCAGCGGATTAACATCGGTTGCGTACCCAGTGGACGAAATGACCCTTCCGCAATGGTTTAAGGATCTACCGTTTGATGACGAAA